ACTAGCTGTAAATCAATTTCAAAATTGATCTGTTTGCCTGGCTCTCTAGTAATACTAAGCCTGCCTTTTCGTCTTTCTTTTAAGATATCAGCTACATCATCAACTGATATAAAATAGCTTAGCCTGTTAGGTGCTGGGGCAAAATCTCTGGGTAACCGGACCACAGTAATATCACTACCTTTCCATTCATCGATAATGTGTGAGGAACTACTTACGTCAGGAAACCATAGGTAAGGATTTTCTCTATTTGAGTTCCAAGATATCAATTGGATAGGGTCGTCTTTGGTCAATGATCCTGCCTCTATAAGCTTCTGAAAATACGACATGTAATGTCTGGGCATTATGGCTACTCTTTCAGCAACAACCCATAGACTACCATAGAACTTACCATTCCATTTGATCAAAAAAACGTTAGTTTTGTTGAAGGTTTCTATGATTTGTTGTGTGGTAGGGTCAGCTCTCATTTGATTTGTCATTTTAGCTACGGCTGCTTTATTTCGAGAAGCTATGTGTTTGTTTAATATAGCGTGGTTCTGTGATTCTGTTGTGTGGGTCGTTGTGTTCGATTTATCCTTTCCTTCTGACATTTTGGCTGCAGTGTCTTTAAACATAGCTGCATTAAAATCACTAAAACCTAAATTTTGTGCGAAAGAATCCATACCAATAGTTTTCTTTACTCCAGAGAAAAACATATAATAAGCGCCGAATCCAGTGGCTATAAGGGCAGTGGCCTTGGCTAGCAGTGCGAGTCCACTCAACAAATTTTCTTTGTTTATCAAGCTTTTAAGAGTGTCTTTAGCTATGCCAAACGAATCATAAATGATCTCTTTAAATTTTCTCTTTATTGTCTGACAATAGCGAGCATGAAATTTGGCTATAACATGGGAAATACATCCAATTAGCAAGCCAATATCTGAGACATCCATCTTTATTTCATTAAGGGCTTGGATAAATTTAGGGTTTGCTAAACTAGGATATATAGGTATAAGACGTTGATCCATATCCATGATAACACTTTTACGCTCGACATCACTAAGTTGGCTAGCTAAAAGGAATCCTGTTATGAATTTCATCTTCTCATCTTCACCATCATTGTCGGATAACCATAAGCACTGTTTGGGTTTCTCATCAATAACAGGGCATATGAAATTTCCTTTAGGGAACTGGCACATTGACAATGCGTTGAGATAAGTTT